TTAGTAATTTCCTTTTCATTTTCAAGCTTTTCCTTTGAATTATTTAATGCTTCTTCACTAGTCATTGTAGGGGGTTTTATTATACATACTAGGAGGAATTATCTCTTTGATTTAGATGTTCTTATGGTAGTATTAGCTTTTGAAGCATTAGCAAAAGCAGGGATATTTATCTTACCATCACTGTCTATTAAAGTGGTGGATTCAGAATTGCCTTCTTCGGCAGATTTCCTTTGTTGGTTATTGAAGTCATGTATTCTATCGAATACTAAAGATCTTAACCATATTGGCATATTATACACAGTATCAAAATCATATCCCCCATTTCCATGGAATACAATTTCATGGATAAGGGTGAATAGATTCTTACGTAAGGGTTGAGTATTATCCTTCGAAGTCAGGCCAAAAAAAGGTAATCCCAATTGGGATTGTAACCTCCTCACCACCATCTAAAGTATATGTTAAATTAATGTCGGGTTGGATTGACTTAGCATACTCTCTAAACGCTCTGGAGTCTCTGGCTAGTAGGTAGTTGTCTACAAATTCCCTAATAGTTTTGGGATCTGAGTCTCCATCAACTGATGTTATTAGATGTTTTAAACGTGTGGTTAGTGGTTTAGAATTTGCTTTGCTTACCTTTTCTAGTCCTTCTAATTCTTTTTCTATTTTATACTCATCATGTCCATTTAGGATTTTGAAAGTAATTAATACTTTACTGGATGGGAGAGTATATTCAAATGAATTAAACTCACCATCTTTAAGGAGTTTACTATCGAATTCTTTATTTTTTAATTCTGATAGGTTTATGTTATGGTTTTCTCCTTTGTAAGTAAAAGCATAATCTGCTCCATATCCTAAAATACGAGATGCTACAAATAAAGCATTTTTATCACCTACTACTAAGTCTTTTACATCGATTTTAGACACAATCATTGATTCTAGTAATTTATCTAAAACTACTCCTCTTTCAATGAAGTTAGGATTGGTTAGAATGTCTTCTTCTCGGGCAGTCATATATTTCATTTCAACTACTCCTGAGGATAATGGATTGTCTTTGTGGTAAATTAATCCATTTGATGGTAATTTGATTTCCTCTGTTGGGAATTTAATTTCACTCATATCTTTTATTAATTAAAAACTTTAAAATTTTATGTTATTCTATTATAAATATTAAGATAATAAAAAGCTTACCAAAAGCCAAGTATTTTTATTAAGTATTAATACCCATAAATATACGAAAAAAAAATGGGGAAGCCAAGCTTCCCCATAATTATTCTATGTAAGTTGTTATTAGAAATTTAACACACAGTAGTCAGGTTGGATATCTAATGATATGGTTTGAGCAGATCCATCATCATCCCAATCGTAATCTCCAAATGAAGCTTTGGTTATTAGAGCTCCTCTGATTTCCCACTCAGATACAATATCCCCAACTGGACCTAATATTTGCATTTTTAAGTCTTTTTTGTAGAAATCTGAGTATCCATCACGACCTGTTATTGACTCATGGTGCAATCTAACCCACTCCATTACTGCTTGAGCACCTGATGGTGTGATAGGGTCAAATAATTCCATACTGATAGAATCCCATTTAGTTTTACCTTTTACAAAACGTTGAACGTTAATGTAATTAAGGGGGATGGAATTTTGAGTAACTGAAATTGCTCCTATTTTTTTAATCATAAATGATTGAATTCCGTCTATTTCTAATAGGAAACGATTTTTCTGCTTTGGCTCAAAGGGTGTGAAAAATGTATTATCAATAAGTGCCATAATTTTCTATGTATTTAATTTTATTATAAATATGGGAAAATAAAGGAAAGATACTCAAAAAAGCAAATACTTTCCTTTATCCCTTATTATTGGTTAATACTTAATCAAAAGATACTCCAGTTGGAAGTATATTGAAATTTAAGTATATAAATTCAGCTGTTTTTGTTGGCTGTAGGTAAATTCCTCCAACTAACTCATTTCTATCAATTACATCAGCTGTATTATTAGTTTCATCCATTACTACTTTAAAAGCATATAATCCTTGTCTTTGTTGTATAATTGAAAGGTAAGGATTAACAGTTGAGAGGAAGCTGTTTCTTAAAGCATTTGTATTTTGCTCAAATACTAAGTTATCAGCTACTTGTGAAATATAAGATTTTAATTCAATTAATAATCTCCTCACATTTACTCTATCTAAAGCAGTTGATTGTTGCTGTAAAGTTTTTTGTCCAAATACTACAACTCCCCTACCTGGGAATGTTGCTAATGGATTTACTTTACCTGTATATAGTTCATCTCTATTAGGTTGTGTTAGCTTTCTTTCAGCTTGTATTACTCCTAATAAACCACCTCTAGTCATACCAGCTGGTGCAAACCAAGGCTCTCCATATCTATCATTATTAGCATAAACACCTGGAATCAATGTTGATGGTGGAATCCATACTAATTGACTTGAACCTGGATCTGAAACTTGAACCCAAGGCCAGTATGAAGCAGCATATGAAGTATCTAAACTACCAGCTTTTGTAACTGTGTTAGTAATTGTGGCGCCATATCCCATTAAATCTAATGGTATAATCGCATCACCCCTAGTTTCCACATTAGATATCAAAGTATCTAACTCAGTAGCATGATCATCATTATCGTACATTAATCCTGGTGCAGAAATTATATTATATTTGAATTCATCTTTGTTGGCTAATAAATTGAAAGCATCAGTATAATTAGAAGCTGTAAGTCCTTGAATATTATCATTTGATATTTCCTCATAAAATTTAGCCCCAGCAGGAATTATATTTCCTTCAGCATCTCCAAAAGAACCACTTCCAGCTACTGGAATAGATCCTGTGTATGCATCTTTTGCTACTCCAGAATTATCTAAATAATCAGGGGTTTTATAATTTACTGATTTAACTCTAATATATCTTGAAGCGTTAGGATAAGAACCTGTTGGTTGTAAATAAACATCAGTTCCTGTTCCTCGTACATTCGTGGTTTGATCCCCAATTACTTTAGCAATGTAATTTGAAGCCTTAGGATCTAAAGATAGATTTGTAAAATTTTCAACTATTGATTTTTTCTTAGTTGTATCATTACCTCTTCTTATTATAAGGGAAAATACACCTGAGGAAGTATTAGGATTGGAAATTTCCCACCTAATATTATCAACGCTTCCACTGTCTAGAGCTCCTTTAGAGTTTTCAGGAGATGTACTATTCATTATCGTTCCTTCACCTATTGTTTCTAATACAAAAGGGGATAAACCTGTAGTTGGACCTCCTGAGCCTGTTTCGATTAATGAACTGGTAGCAGAGGAAAAAGATCCTGTCTGTACTCTTGTTACTATTAAAGAAGTCCCACCATTATCAAAGTAATTTTTGGCTGCTATGGAAGTTAAGAATGAGTATACGTCTGAACCACTAGTAAATGTATCACCAAAATCTGCAGCATACTGACTGTAAGTAGTTACTAATTTTGGGATATTTACTCTACCTTTAACGGTAGGTCCAACGATAGCTGCTCCAGCTTGGATAGGCCCTGAAGTTACTTGTGATTGATCATTTTCAATCGTTGCTACTCCGGGAGAAATTAAAGTGCTCATATGTTTTTAGATTTTTAAGTGTTTTGTTTTTATCTATTATACATATGTAAAAACATTTGAAAAAATATATTACTCCTCAGTACTTTCGGAAGATATGAATTCTCCGGTTTCTAGTGAGATACTACCCACACCATACTTTTCTTCTAATTCTTTAGCTAGTTCTGCTTCACTGCTTCTTAAATTTGAAATTTCTTGGAAAATTTGCTCTTTAATTGTTTTGAGTTCATTTTCTTGAAATGTTACTCCACCCATTCTCATTTGTAGGGTTTGGTAAGTTGTCTGCAAATCTGTTAGTGATTTGATTTCTGTTTCTGTTAATTTTTGTGACATAATTTAATAAAATTTAGTTAACTTATTTATTTATTTATTTTATTTAGTTTATCCCCCTTTGGGGAATTAAAAACTTATTTTAAATATACAACCAATTTTTGAGACATCCACGCTATTTTTTTACTCTTTCGAAAAGTTTTATAATATCGTTTTCATTATTATCTACTTCTTCTTTTAAGTCACCATATCGACTTATATAATTCTGTAATCTTCTCTCAGCAGTTAATAAATCTACCTCTAATTGAGTAATATCATGCTCTAGCTTTTGAAGTCTTACACCATATTGAGAAACTTTTTCTTCATGCTTCTCATGTGTTGCTAAAGTTACATACATGGTATTTAACCACATCAT